GACTTTCGCCACGATGGGACCGGCCATTTCTTTCGCCGCGCGCGCTACGTCCGGAAAACCAATCTCGTCCTTGTAGCCTTTGTTGACGGCCATCTGCAGCACGTCTTCGTACTTCGCGTTGAAGCCATCGGGCTTTTGTCCGGTCATCATCCAGTCGAGCCACGCAAGGCGGGTGTGATCGTTCTTGTACGCGCCGATCGCGTCGTGCAGGCCGCGCTTGACGATGTTCACGTCGTTCCGCATGGGGTTGATAACCGCATCGAGCAGCGGCTTATACAGCGGATCGTCCGCGAGCTGTACGCCGGCCTCCGTCGTAGTCGTGCGGGTCGCGGTGGCCACGGCCTGACGAAGATGCTGCGGAATGTCGCCTTTTATAAGCTGGTCGTAGGTCAGTCCGGTAGCGGCGGAGACGTTCTCCAGCACGCGCGCCAGCGTATCGACGGCGCGGCGTTGTGTCTGTTCGCGCTGGTCGAGTTCGGCAGAGCGAGTGGTCAAGGTCTGTTCGAGTTCGCCGCGTGATGCCGCGTTTTGCCGACGAAATTCACCGAACGTAACTTCTTCGCCGTTGATGGTAAATTTCGCGTCGTCCGGATATGCCGCTTTGTCCTCGACTACTTTTTTCCAATCGACTGCCATATCACGCTCCTGGTGCTCCTGGTGCGCCTCCGCCGGCGAGCAGTGCGCCGATGTCTGGCCCTGCGCCGGTCGAGCCGGCCATCGGACCTACGCCGGCCGAGTTCATGATCGGGCGGACGCTCTGCACTACCTGGGCGGCGGTTTGGCCGGTTTTGATGGCGCGCTCCAGCGACGTGCGCGCTTTGGAAATGTCGGTCGCCATGTCGGGGATCCGCATCGCGGCCATGAGATAGGCCTGCGCCAGTGCATCGTTGACCTGGCGCAACATGGCGACCATGCCTTGTGGGTTTGCGCCGTCGAGCTGCTGCGTTGCGCCTTGCAAGGCCTGTGCCTGCGGGGAAGGGGTTCCTGCAGGCACCGCGCCCTGTGTCGGTCCGCCAGCTCCGGCCAACATCTGGAGGATGTTCTGCGCTTCCGCTGTTTGGACAGGTGGGGGCATTGTCAGAATCCGTCGTGCCTCGGAATATCCGGCGGGATGTAGCCCAGAGGATCCTTGGCCTCTCCGATTTCAGGGTTCGCCGGCGTCCAGCCTTCCTGCCCACGGCTCGGTCCGACGTAGAGCGGCGATTTTAGCTCGTCGGGGCTAAAGCCTGGTCCTAGCCGTTCCAGTCTCGGTCTTTCTCTCTCTGCTGCCATCTCGTCTCTCCTTGGGGAAGCGCCGGAAGCTTTTGACGGGGGGAAGCTTCCATGCGCCTGTTCAGTTCCCCGTCATTTTTTTGGATTTTTTTGACTTCTCAGTTGTCTATTGGCTAGACGACCCTACGGCGTCCCCTGCGGGAGCGCCGGCGTGCGCGCCTTACTACAACGGCCATATGCTTACCTCCCTTCCAAGCGCGAGCATCAAGCGGCTGCTCTCTGCTGCACTTCATGGTCGGACAACACCCGCCCGTCTCGTGCATCGCCGTAAATATCTAGCAATGTTCTGGCGCAACGTTCCAGCCAGTGGTGGCGCTCTATCTCGTCCGAGAAACCCCAAAAAATTTCGCGTTCGACAGTCAGAGGGACAGTAAGCTTTCCATGCAGCGCGAGCTGACAGGTCACAAGCGCGTTCGCGCATTCGTCATACCTGACCAGCTCTAAACCCTGAGTGCCTTTGAGCCTCATGGGGATAAGTAAAACGCCGGGAAATCTCAGGGTCAAAAAGTAGCTGGAAACATGCGTGCCGGATTTTGAGCACAAAAAAAGGCACCGTCTGCCAAACGGTGCCTTCACGTTCTGAATGAAGATTCTCTTTATGGCTCTAGAGATGTCACGCGACTCTCCAGTTAGCCAGTAAGACTACTCTTGCTCCCGAAGAGTTGGCTAGTTTAGCGGAATCCCACAATCCAGCGCCGTACTTCCTCGGGATTGCTGATCCAGCCGGGAACCAACAGCAGGCCTACGCCGATTAAATTGCCTGCGTGGTTCTCAAAGCGTGGGTTCTTTTTCATATCACTGAGCATCGACGCGAACGCATTCGTGATGTCGTTCGCGTCAAGATATTCCAACGCGCGTTTCTTTGCCCACTCCAGATACTCCTGATCTTGTTTTTCTTCCTCTTCGCTCATGTCGTCGTCGGTGGATTTGCTTCCGGATCCGCCAGCATGATCGCAATCAGATTTTTTGCCTGCTGGTACGCATCGTTTAGCGAGTGCATCGTGGGGTTGGCAAACATCGTCGCGGCGAGTTGCACCAGGAGGACCTGGTTCTCGTTCTCGGTGTCGATCGGAGCTGGGATCGTCTCTCCAATCGAAACCTGGGAGCCGGAAGCGTGCGAGGTCACAACGCCGGCAGTTCCGCGCGTCACTTGCAGCGCATTCGCTTCCGCTGCGTCGGTGATGGTCATGTACTCGGCATCAATGAGCAGAATGACTCCGGCCGCGGCCGTGGTCGATTCTTCTTCGAGCATCACTTCCGTGTCGGTCGAGTTGTTCATGCTCGAAGAGAGTACGGCGGTTTCAATCGCTTTCGGGGTAGCTGTCGCCGTCATGCCGCCTCCTTCTCCGCCTTGGCCGCTTCATCGTCGCGCAAGAGCTGTACCAGATTTTTCGCGTTGGTGTAGGCGTCGGCTAGCAGGTGAACGTTGCTCTTGGTGAACATGATCGCCGCCAGAAAAAGTAAAAATTGCTGATCCTGGGTCAGCGGTTCTGCCGGCTCCGGATCTGGCTCCGGATTTTCGGGTTCTGGTTCGTCTCCAGGATGCGGCGGCAATGCGTCTAGCTCGCCCTCTGTTGCGTCGTTGGACTCGTCGTGAGGGTTTCCCTCGTTTTCCCCTTCACCTTCGCGTTGCTGCTGGTCTTCCTCGCGTTCTTCTGCCATCACACGCCTCCTCGCCTTCTTCTTCGGGATTTTTTTAGCGGGTTTTTTGTTGGCTGGCATCGGAGGAAATATACGCCTCTATGCGGGGTGAGATGCAAGAGTCTTCTTCGTGGGAAGCCGGAGCGACTTTGGGAATCCGCCTCGGCCCGAGTCCCCAGAGCCTTTCGCAAGGATGGGAGCGGATTCCTAAAACCGCTTTTCTTTAGGCTGATGCGCCCTCGGACGCTTCGGAGGATACCTCAGCGTACATTTGCTGGAGAATTTCATCCGGCATCGACCGCCCCAACCAGCGATAGTCTTCGCTGGACCGGCCCTCCGCAAAAAACTGCTCCATGTTTTCGAGCAACACTTGCCGCACCACATCCAACCCGCCCCAGATCTTCATGTACACGAAAAATATAAAGGCTGGATCCTCGGTGGGATGAGTCCTCCGCAGAATCTCCACGATGGACAGTGCTAGCCGCTCTTTCTCGATTAGTTCCATCTGGAAATGAAATTTACCACAGCAGCAGCCGCGCTTTTACTACTGCTTTTTAAAGCTCTTAATACCTAAGTACCCTATAAGAAGATACGTGCCAGTACAGTGGTGAAATTTTTGCCAGTACAGTGGTGAAATCATGCCAGTACAGTGGTGAAATCGTGCCAGTACAGTGGTGAAATTTAAGACTGTTAACTCCGCTGATTACCACTAATAATCATCTTTATTTTTCAATCACTTACAGCAGTGTGCTCTTATTTTTTTTATTTATCCACAGAACCACCCACAGTTTTTCCACAGCTTATTAACAGGGGGTTATAGTGCTGATTTTAGGAACACTTATCACGTCGTCCTGGCGGACGATTTGCCGTTGGCAGGCAATTTTGAGGCAACAAACCCCATCGTCGTATTTGCGTGAGCAAATTAGACGTGCGGACTATCTGTAAAACACTGGCAGTTTCCCTAAGCTCCGATAGGCTGCTCCTCCTTTTCCTGGGGTACGACAGACGGCCGCGCAGGGTAGACCTTCAGCCCTTCGCGCAGTAGCTCGACTGTCAATTCCGGATAAACCTGGTGGACCTGGCGCAGTGCGCGCGGAAGGTTTTCCTTGAACTCGCTGGGATGTTCGTAGTCAGAGCCAAATTGCTCTGTTAGATCCGACCAGGTGAAAATTCGCGGTTGTGGCTTCGCTCCGCTGGGTACGCAAGAAATAAGAAAGTTCGTGTAGGTACTCCAGCTATACAGATCCAGACACATCGCAGAGTGTCTGAGTGCTTGAATCGCGCGCATATCGACGGGGACCGGATTCAGCGTCACCGATTCGTAAAAACCTTTACTCAAAACGATGTAGGAATCTCTCGTCAGCCGGCCCTTAAAGTTCGTATCGTCCCAGGCGAGGTAGCCTTCTTCGGCAATAGGGAACGTCCGCCACTTTCTTTCATTTTTCGTGTCCTTGCGAAACTCAATGCTGCAGCGAAACAGGCGCATCATGTGATCCATAATCCGTTCGCGCTGGTGTCCGTGTGTGGTTCGGATATTGAACCGAGTGCAGAACGTGTCAAAAATGCTTTTCATGAAAAGCTTGGGACTTTCTTTGGCCGCTGCTTCCCAGCCCACGGTGAAAAGCAAACAGCGACTAGGGGAACCGTAGGGATAGCGGCGTTGCGGCGGGTTTTTCATGTGCTTGCTGCTGTTCTCGCCGGAACTCCAGATGTACGGGTGAATGATGATTTCAACGCCGTTCTGACTTCTCGACCATTTATCTACCGGCCCTGGGTCGCGTTGCGGCAGGGTGCAGTGGACAAGCACATTAGGAATTTTGCAGATAGCCTGCTGATCGTCGCGGTTCTCTTGAATCATTTTGCTTAACCTCTCGATTCGTTCGGAATTGATGCTCATCTCTTTTGCCTTCCATCTAGCACCGTGGTGTGCGACTCAAATTGGTTAACAATCCGCTAAAAATGCGGAAAACATGGGGGGGTCGTTACCTTTGAGGGCTTGGAAGTTTTCGAGGAATGCGTTAAGGTGAGGGTCAGCTATGTGTTTCTACTGGGTTGCGCGTGTTCTTTGGAACTTTCCGCTTCATCCTACAAATGAAGCGTCCAGCTTTGTTCCTTTAAGTTCCCTCGTAGCCGCATCATCATTCCTCGAAAGTGCTTCCAAGCACTCAAAGGGCGGAAAAAATTGGTTATGGATCTCCTTTCTTTTCCGTTGAGTTTAACTGAGACAGGCCGCACGTGGGTATTCCAACCCAAGTGCGGCCGTTTTTTACCCGCAAAACTAAAAATCCTACCTCGGTGAGCAGGCCTTCCTGCGCCATTGCATACGTTCGGCTCAGGCTTTTCTCCAGCAGCGTTGCGACCTCGCGGATAGATAAATACTCATAACTGCGCGTGTTTGCAATTGCATCATTGCATAAAGCCGGAAGTGTATTGGTGCTCATGGCAGTAACTCCTATGGTTCATTTCTTTGCCTTGCCTTCGCTTACAGCGGTCACAGCGGCGAGTGCCTGCTGCGTCTGCTGCGCTTGTTGAACTTTGTCCGCGTCCGGATAGCCCAGCATTTCTAGGCCGGTGCCTACGGGGATCTGGCCGCGCGTCATCAGTGCTTCTGCGATCTTCGAGACGACGGCCTGAGACTTGACGTGGAACGAGCCGTCATCGAGAAACATTTCGTAATTTTCAAGCGACTCGTCGGGCTGGTTGTAGTCGACGACGGAGAATTTCGCGCCTTCCTTGTATGCCATCTTCTGCGACGGCATGAATTCCATCATTGAGTACACGATCAGCTCGGTTAGATCGAGGACGGCCTTAGAAGCGAGCCGGCCGCGAAGCTGAGTCATCGACTGGCCGCGCAACACCGCCGCGTCAAAGAGCTCGGCCGACAGGTTGCCGGATCCTGGGTTGCCCTGGCGCGCCTGGGTGAACCCATGCAGCTCCTTTTGCTTCGTCATCAGGCGTTCGGGGAACTCGATCGCGGTCGACGGGAACGCCGGCGGGGTGACGCATTGCGGGGGCTGGCTTCCCTGATAGGTTGCTTTCTCTCCGGGGATGCCGCCGAATTTGCCCTGGTCAATCTGCGCGGACTCGGGGAGCAACCATATGCCGTTGTTCATCCGGTAGAAGTTCTCAAACGTCTGCGAGTAAAGCCGCTCGGCTAGGTTCTGCAGCGAGACGCTGTAGCGGGTCGGTGGGACCGCCCACGTTCCATAGAGGGGCGGAGTCGCCCAGACCGGCACCAGGGGGAACTTGCGGAACGGGCATTGACCATCAGCCAGACACACATCTTCGGCGTCGACGATCACGCGGCCGCGCGGGTACGTCCATTTGTACCTGGCTAGCTCGTCCGGATTTTTAGGCATTTCGCCTATCATTTCCCGCGAATAATCGAGGAAATAGGTGGTACGTAACCGACTGGCGGATCCGCGTTGTGCGGATCCGATGCCGGCGAAGGGTGGCATCTGTTGCCAGGGACCAGGGGGCAATCGAAAACCGCTGCTGGCTTCGTCGGTGCGTTGCACGTCCTGCGGCCGCGAAGCTTCTTTTGGGAGCCACTTCGCGCGCTCGGGGTATCTGCGCTTGATTTCGTCCAGGTGTACCCAGTCGTCAACGATGATGAACGACCAGTTGCAGGTATAGTCCGCGTTCGGGTCGGAATGGACGGACCTCGACTCGCGCCACTTTACCCACATCTCCCCCCGATTGTTTCGCGCGAATGGATTTATGCCGAAATGCAGGAAGCCGGTCCCCATAAACTCCATTGCCACAAACGAAAAAAGCAGGTGGTAGGGAATGAACATCCGATTCCACTGTGCTTTGAACGCCTGCTCGATCGACTCCACGCGCTTGTCTGAAGTCTGGTTGTAGATGTAGGCCTGGGGCTGGTATTCGCTCAGATCGTTGGCTTCTTTCATGCACATCATCTGCAATTCGGGAAGCCGGACGGCCGGCCGGAAGCGGGGCGCTACCGGATTGTCGGACAAAGTAAAAAGGGTTTTAGTTTCTTCAAAGAAACTCGTACCCAACGCATCGTCGCGCTTACGATCGGCAAGATTTTGCCACTCCTCGATATGCACGATGCGCGGGTCGCGTGTGGGTGCGCTTTTGCGTTGGGTCGAGAAAACAATCATTGGGTCATTACCTCGGCCGAATCGTCGGCCTTGCGTAGAAACTTCTGCAGCGTGGCTTCGTTGCCGATGCTATCGTCGGCCTCGTCCTTCAGCACTCCGTCAAGCTTCATCAGCATGTCGACAATCTCTTTCATGCCGCTGAATCCCAGGCGGATCAGCTCGCCGGCGTGCTCCGCAATCTTGTCCTGCAGAGCTTCAAAGGCCTTTTGCGCTCCGCCGTCTACCTGGCTGCGCGCCTGGCGGAATGCGCCGAAGATTTCCCCCATCAGCGCGCTTGCCTTTTCCGACTGCTCTTTCCGCTCCAAATCCTGCATCTCGCGCGCGGAGAGTGCGCGGCCTGGCGCCGTCTCTACTGCCCTCGCTCCTGGCGCTCGATCGCTTCCGCTTCCTGCTGCTGTATCTCCTGGTCCCTCTGGAGGAGCTGTTGGTGTAGGTGGTCCAGGTTGACCGGTCCCGCCGTCTCCGGACGGTCGCCGGTTTGGAAGGGGAAATGGTATGGGGCGCTTCCGTCCTGGTTTTTTTGCTGGTCCACCGGGAACGGAACCACCTGTCCCTGGGGCTGTATCGAGGCTGGCGCTAGTCCCGCCTGCGCCTTCTGGTTCGGATCGAACGGTCGGACTGGCTGCGGCGGGAACCCCGCGTAAATCTGGTTCGGGTCCATTCCCTGTAGGGTAAACAGCGCGGCTGCTGGATGTTCGGTTGAGGGGGCAGGGGGGATATTTGGATAAGTCAACGTTCTTGCGGCCTCTTCTTTTAGTCTCCATTCGGCTTGCTGCCTTTCTCGCTCGGGTGAGCGAATGATTCCACTTTGCGCGCTGACGACGGTTACTTCCAGGTGCTGACCGTCGAGGGTGCGCGCGAAAAGGATGTTGTAATCGGTGTCGACGTACTCCATATCTTTCGCGGAGAATTTCGCCGTTCCCTTTTGCCGCAACAGCAATGCCAGCAAGAGCGCGTACTGCATACGCTCGGGGTTGGCGACATATTGCGGGTCCAGCTCCATCGGAGCGGCCGGCGTCTGCAGCTTGCGCCGTTTTTTCGGCGCTTCGAGCGGCTGCATGTCTACAACGTCGGGTATTTGCACATCCACGTTTACGTCTGTCTGCGGGGGCGCAATTTCGACTGGCTGCACTTCCGTAATTTTGGGTTTCTGCGTTGCTGCTTTTCTAGGACTCATCCCTGTTCTCCTCCATGCGGCGAATTTCATCCAGGTGATGCTGCAGGTTCATGGTCAAAATTCCGCCCTGGGTGCTCATATGCGAAACCTTGAAATTGACTCCCTTTAGTTCCAGCGGATCTTCGTTGATCGCGGATTCGTAAGCTTCGCAGCGGCGAGGATGCCATTGGTCTTTGGCAATCCATCCCAGCGCGCCGGCATAGAAAATCTCGTCAAAATTGGCGATGGCTTCAAAGCGGAAGGCGTTTGACCACTGGACGGAGGACATCTGCTCGACAAAGGCCTCGTCGCTGGTGATGGCCTCGCGGCGTTTGATCGAAGTCAAGAGGGTATTCAGCATCATGTTGCGGGTGTAATCGGTGATGGTGAATCCCAGACTGTTCGCTGACCTGGTTGGATCTGCCTTGTCGTTCCTGCCCTTCCACTTGTACTGGTTGGGATACCTCTCCCGGTCCCTCAGCTCTTGGAAGATCCGCGTCCCGAATCCTCCGTGGCTGTCTTCGCAGGCAATCATGGCGCGGTTGAAGTAGCAGGCAAAGGCGTAAACCGTGTTGGTTGCGAACTCCTGGCGCAAGGGGATATGCACGCGGCCGGCGATGACGCCGGTTTCCCCGTTCCAGACGACCATTGCCAGCATGTCTGGCTCGGGCGGTCCCTCGTCGTCCTTGTCGGCCATGCCGATCACGACGCCGGCGAAGTAATGCGCGCCTGGCTCCGGAGCTTCATAGACGATAAAGCGTCCCTGGCTGTTCTCCCGCGCGCGCGCCTTGTGTCCCGGTGCCGTCTCCAGCTCCATCTGCTTAAAAGCTGTGTTTTTCGCCCATTTACTACAGAGCGTGATGGCGTCGAAGTCAAAGACCGGATCGCCGGATGCGTTGAAGGCCTCATCGGGGTCGCCGGGGTACTCTTTCCGCCACCGATCGAGCGAACCGCCGCATTTCGAGGTGAGCGTGGTCCGGTAGAACGCAATCCGCTCCTTCGGCAGCTTCAAATCCCGCATCAGGTACTTTTCGTAGTCGTCGCGGGGGGCGTCCTTGGCGAGCTTCGGATCGCGGACGTAATCCGGGTCCTCGTGCCAGGGGAGAAAGACCGTAAGGTATTCCGTGTCGCCGGCTACAGACGCCATCCACAAATCGTAGTAGGCCTGTCCTGGGCCTTCCTTACCGTTGGGGGTTGTTTCGACCAGTACGACATTCTCGGGGTCGTCTGAGACGGTAGAAAAAACCGCCGGGAACACGTCCGCATTGATGTAATACGCCGCTTCCGTTGCGTGCAACATCGTGAATCCCAGACCGCGAGAACCAACCACGTTGCCGGCCGTCTGCCAGGAAAGCTTTGAAGGGATTTTCCAGAAATTTATCTCCTGTTGGGTGTATTTCCATGCGTTCTTTTTGAGCGGGAGCTGCTTGCATACGCTGTGCGCTTCTTCGTACAGGGCGCGGGCGGTGATTTTCTGCTGTCCCAGGATCAGGCCGTCGGCAAACTCTTTCTCCAGTAAGTGCGCCTGCATCAAGAAACGCGCCCAGGTGGAAACTCCCAGCCGCCGGCCTTTGAGGAAGATGACGAAAAGCCTTCGCCGGCGCGCCATGTGGTCGCGGCATTTCTGCATGATGTCCTGTTGGCTGGGATTCAGACGGAAGGGGATCGGCCGGTTTGTTTGCCGGTCCCGAACGGTGAAGCTTCGGAAGAATTTCTCCGCCTGGTACAGATCCAACATGGGGGAGTGCCTTTCACGCTCTGCGTGCTTGCTTGATACCTGTTGCTTTCCCTTTCAGGGCGATCATGCAGGCCTGGCTGCAACTGAAAATGTTCCGCATGATGCCCGTCTCCGGATCCTTGACGGGTTCGCGGTTGTACCAAACCTTGTCCTTGTCGAACCTCGTCCCGCAGTTCTCGCAGGCCTCGGTGTTGCGCTCGGTCTGTACGCGATGGTCGATGAGCTTCCCTGCCTGCTCATATTGCTTTCGCATCACGGCATAGGTTTCAAGTGCTGCGTCCAGATCCGCAGACTCGAAGTATTTGCGGATTTCGTCCTCGGTCTGCGTTATGCCGCTCCAGCGTTCATGCGCCACGCGCGCCATCGTGCGCGAGCGTTCTTTCTGCCCTACGCCATTCCAGCGTTTTTTTGCTTTCGCAGACTGCTTAACGGAAGCTGACGATTTTTCCAGAGTTGTCACGGTCAATTTTCTCCGCCTTTCGCGTGTGCTTGTAGATCCTCAAGCCTTGCTGGCTTTTAGAAATAACGTGGATTTGTGGCCGGCGCTGCAGCTCCGTACACAGGCTGCAGCCGAAGACAAAAAACCCGCCCTTCTCTTCAAGAAAAAACATGGTGTCCCGGCTCAGGTTTTTGGGGTGCATCTGCGAGAAGCAGAGCAGCCGGCCGGCCGGCGCAAAATCGCTGATTCTAGCCATCGTGTTTCTCCAGCCGTTCGCAGGCGTAGCGCCAGGCGTTCTTTTCGCTGAATGCGGACGGTCCTACGGGCAAGTCGTCTCCGAATCCGGACTTAATCACCCAGCTCATGATCTTCGAGCCACCCGTAGACTCGTAACGGTGGCTGTGCGCCGTTGGATAGGCCTGCAAAACGGTTTCCATATCAGTCTCTAGTGACACTGCGAAGTACCTCCGTCTGATCGGATTCAAAAAGCTTCAGGCCTTTTATCAGGCGTTGCGTGTCGTAGTCATCGCATTGCATCTGTGCATAATCTTGCACACGCGGGTTTGCGGATAGATGCAAACGCATCATTATGCGTCTCCACCAAAGGCGGATAGCCATAAACTCGCGTATTGGCTCAATCGTGATTTCCGGACCGAAGCCGAGAATCTGTAGCTCATTTGCCGCGTATCCGCGCCTGATGAGGGGGTACGCGCCTTCGATGACGCGGGTAACGATGTGGCTTCTCAGGTTGCGCTCCAGGCCGTCTATCAGATGGTCGAGAGCTGCGCGGTCCTTCTCGCCAAACAAGGGGAGAGGGCCGGTTTCCATCGGATCGTAAGGGAGGCGCGGACTCATGGGCGTACCCTGCCGATTCCGTTGCAGACGGGGCATGTGTTGCCGCGCGCCGTAACTTTATTCCCCTGACACCTCGGGCAGACTCCCGCCGTTAACTGCTGCTGGTGCGGTAGCTGGGTGTTCTGGGGCTGGTGTGACTGATTCGTTTGGAACGGTAGCGGCGGCGGCGGGGCTTGCATCGTCGCTGGAGCTGGCTGGCCGGCCGTCGCCAAGACGCAGCGCGTCGGTGTGACGATCCAGCACTGGCCCAGCGCATTCACCAGAGCTGTCGCCAGGTGCATCAGTCCGTCCGCCTCCAGGCGAATCAACTGCGGCGGATTGCCGTAGACCGTCATTACCGGCGACTGGTCCCCCGGCTCCGGATGCTGCTGCTTGCCGTTGGTACGAACGGCTGACTCTTTCATAATATTCGCCATAGTCTTCCCCTTCCTCGATCGCAGGATGCGGCGAGACATCGACTTTCGATCCGGTCAAAAACGCTGTTTGTTTGTCGCCGTCAATGAGGATGGTGAGGCGTGGTTCCTCGCTGGCGCTGGCCTGGGTGACTGCCTCAATGCCGGCGAACATCTGCTCTGCGGCCGCTTCGTCGAGGGGCTTGGCGGCGACCTTCATATCTTCAGTCCAGATGTCGGGGTATTGGATCTTTCCAACCTGGAACGGCGTGGCGTGCTTCGTAACTTTGCCGTCTTTATCGGTGGTGTCAATCGTGTAGCTGGTGGGACATTCGTTCTCTTCGATCCATTTCATGCGCGCTTCGCGCAGGCGCTTCCGCTGTGCCGCGAAGTCGCCGGCAATGGACGCATACTCGCTTACAAGCGAGTCGAACGGATCCGATGATGGCATAACAACCCCTACAAAAACTTGTGGCTTCTTCACTCGCAGAGCAACGGACACAGGGAAACGCTATATAGAGAAAAAGCACAGCAAAAGGAAGCCAGCGCGGAGAATGCCGCTCTGGGCCGTCGTAAGGTTGTTACATGACGGGAGTTAACTAACTGAACACCGAAACCTTACCACACGTGCCGCACGTCGCGCAGGGGAATCCTCCGACGCGCAGGCCGGCACCGTCGCAGCCAGGGCAGGTGATTACTTTGGAGGATCCTTTGCAGATCGGACAAAGGACGGCGCATTTATAGACGGGTTTACCGTTTACAAGCCCTTTTTTCACGGCATTTGGACAGCGTTCGACTTTACTCATGCCGCGCGCCTGGTTGTGCGGTAGAGCGAATGTAAGGAGAAACCTTTTTTTGGTCCGCGTTTTCTTCGCGCGGCAATTTTGACGGCATCAAGTAACAGAGCGGGGCTGGTGAGACTGCCACGAAAGAAATTGTCGGAGATGACAGGCAGGCCCCGCCTGGGTCGATCGGCCGGCTGCTCACTGTAGACGATCGTGTTCACGTAAGGACAGACCTGCTTGACGCGCGCGGCCAGCTCGTCCCCGCCAGAACCTAAAAGTTTTAGATTTGTGACCAAAACGAAATACCATCCGAAGCGTAAATGCTCGATCGCATCATAAGCGGATTCAGCCTGGGTGACGATAAACGGTCCGCGCGTCTCGATGACGATCTTCAGCACAGCGAGGTTGACCGGATCGCTGTCACATACCAGGATGAATTTTCGCTTTCTCACCATCCCTCGAAATCTGGCAGTTCCGCTACTTGTTCCGGCGTCAGATCGACCAATTCAACGGTGATTGATTCGCCAAACTCGGCACCGTCAAACTCGCTCTCTATAGCGGTCCAGTCGCTATATGTGCATGATAGTTTGCCGTGTGTTTTCGGTCTTGTCACTTTGAAAGCCATGATCGTTCACCCGCTTTTCTAAGCATGGCCTGAATGCTTCATCATGTAGATGGCCATTCGAGTATTGTTCAAAGCCTGTCGCTGTTCGTCGTGAAGCTTGTCTATATCGGCTTCGCTGGCCAGCCGCAGTTGCATATTTTCATCCCAGATAAGCACTCGCGCGCAATTTATGCAGATCGTAAAATCTTTCGGCTCCGGCCTTGCTGGTGCGAGTGTACTGGTCGCCGCATCCAGAAAAGCTCCGCAGCCGGGACACAGAGAGGGAGTGAGGCGCGATGTCAGAAACGGAGAGCTATTCATACACCGCGCTCTTTCTTGTAGCGATAGATGCAGACGCCAGCATTGCAAACGGTCGCCTGATCGTCGAACCAGCTACACGGTTCGCCCATCGGATCTACGCAGGCGTTGTCATCGGTGCAGCCGCAGAAATGACAAATGCCAGGCGGGTAACTGCCGGTCTGGAGGAAGACCCGTTTCGATTGGTCTAGGGCCTGCTTGCGCGTCGGCAGAGGTACGATGCATCCCACTTCTCTCATGGCTTGACTCCTCCGACGGAAGATTACACCTTCCGTAGATCGCCGTGATGAACTTCAAAGTCTTCAGGTGTGTCGCCTTTCTTTACGTGCATGGCATAGTGAAGCGATTGCCAGCGCCGGCGCAGGTCAGTACGGTGCAGATCCTTTGGCGGACGAGCCTCACAGAAGACACACCAGGTCGGAACGCCAAAGCCTCTACCGCTCCTCTTGATAACGTTCGCCAAGAGATACAACGACCCTGGAGGCAAACTGCCGTGGAGGGAGGTCATACTTTGCTGCAACTGTAAGGATGACGTTTTCAATGATCCCTGTGACATGAGCAATTGCAAGTGCTTGGGCAAGCGCGGCATCGCTATGTCTATGACCGTTGCGGTCCGCTTTGGCTTCGGGTTGCTGGGTGACTGCTTGCGTGCGGCCATCGCCATTCGTTAGCTCCTTTGAGATGGTTGGGGGCGTGAGAGCCATTTCGGTTGATATTTGATGGGCAGACGAAATGTGAATACTAAGACCGTGTTGTTTCGGGAAGGATCTTTCACAATGCGGACACTGGAACAACAGCGTCCCGTTGACCACTTTGGTTTGACTGGCTAGTTCTTGCATCTTTTTAGCGTCGTGCGATCTGCCCATCACTCCATGTTTGAAGCGGCGATGCTTGCCAAGCTCCGAACCGGCCCTAAAGTCAACGGCTCGGTGCTGCTTATCCCAACACTCGGGGCACCTGTAAATGCCCTGCTCTCTGAGTTTGGCGAAATGGTTTTCGACGCGAGTCTTGGCCGCTTTCGCTCGGGTCTCGGGCGAGTGCCCAGCGGCGAGGAAGCTAGCGGAGGCAACAGTCTTCCCTTTGCTTTTTTTAAGACTTGCCTTGCGCTTCTCGATACTGCTTTCGGGCAAAGGTTCTCCAGCTCGATTCATGTGGTGAGCCATCGCCATGTGTGACGACAGGCCCGAATTGCTTTTGAATTCTTTCTGGCATTGCTGGCAAGTTATCAATCGTTACTCCTTTGGTTCGTTGCGGTGGAGACATGACCTCAATAGTGATTTCGGTCCTTGGATTGTTCCAGTCCCTATCTACCGAGATGTTGTAATTTTTGACCCTTGAATCGTTGGCGAAAACGCCGGCCTCTTGAAGACCGTCGCCAATGTTTTTCTCGAAGTTACCTGCATCCCCTCGCTGCCGATAACCAAGAAAAACGATGACACGGACACTATACGCCTTGGCGTCAAGCATCACGCGGCCCCTGGCGAAGAGAGCAACTGCCTCTCGGTAGGCCTTCGCTTCTTTCGAGAGCTTGCGGCCTCGATGCGCGTAACCATCTTTGCCCGTATACATACAGGGTTGATAGGTGTGATTCACTGAGGGCGGAGTCAGCGGCACCGTGAATTGTAGGGTTTGGTACATTGCTTGTCCGAAAGTATATACACGAAAGAGTTAGGGTTTTAGTTTGTTTTCTTCGCCTGGTTTAAGCACGACGCCATGCGAAAGGACTCCGCCGATGTTAAAGCCGTCCTTCTCCGTGAGTGCGATGAAGCAGTTCAAGCAGGCAACTTGCATCTTCCGCTTTCGCGCTGTCTTGATATTCTCTGCACAGCAGTACCGCTCGTCGCCGCAAAAGTCGCAAAGCACCACAACCATGTCGTTGTCTAGCGGGATGGGGCTATTCACCACGAACAATTTCCTTACATCTTTCACGTTCGCTGTTCCTCCACGCTGGAGCTGAGAACGATCCTCAGTAGATCGCCGGCCGTTGTGGTGATGTCATTCACCACGTCTAGAAATTCCTGCGGCTGATCTGAGAGCCGGATGTACGAAAGCAGAACGTCGGTCAAGGCCATACGCTGAGAGGTTGTCAGTCGCAGGATTACGGTCGGTTTCATTTCTTCTCCTGTGAAAGAGCTTGTTTGCTCATATTGAGCGCAAGATCGTAAACGTCTTGTGCAAGGCCCGGATTTTGATCCTTCATCGCCGCGCCACTAGCGTATCCCAGCGCAAGGAATAAAGTGCAATACTGCGTAACTGAAATTTCAAATTTATATGTGTCCATAAATCTATCCTCCAATTGGAAACAAGATGTCGCGCGCGCGGACCTGGCCGGACGCAGGGTACTCGATCAGCCCAAAGCTTTTCAAGCGAGAGCGCGGAACCGAATAGCTAGACGACGACGCCGAATACCCTGCATCGTGCGCCAGGTCTTCGTTAGTCATCGCGTCGGGGTAGGCCTCGATGAGCGGACGCAGCAAGCGGCCTTCCGGTCCTGGAAGCTTCGCGTAGATCATATGGTGAAGGCCTGCGTTAGTTGCGGGAGTATCGGTATCGTGCGCGAGAGCGCGGCCTTTCGGCGTGAGCTGGATCCGTCCATTTGCCCTGTATTCGACCGTCTGCTTTCGAGCAAGGATACTGCGGGGAACGGTGTAGCTCGATGACTTGAAGGAATAGCCGGCGAGAAATGCGACGGCGGGTTGTTCCGGATCCGCTACGCCGATTGCTTCAAACCATGCGATTGCGTCCAGGATGCGCTGCTCCGGTCCGGTTAGTCCGTCGTTGGAGGGCTGTCCCATCTCCGCGAAGGCAGGCTCGGCCCGTAGGGCGCGCGCCTGTACCATCGGCCGTACAGGCGGCGGAGCTTTCGGCTTGGGCGGGTCAACGTATTTTAGGTCAATGCCCCATCTCTTCGGATCGTCGAGGGTCACGCGGACTGTCTTTAGGGCTTTGGTGAGCTTATCCAGGTCGCGCAATGAACTGTCGAGGTCTAGGGCCTTGATGAGCTGCGGACGTATCTGCGAGTGGAGCAAGGAGAGGATTTCCGCCTTGTACGCTTTTAGCAGCGATGCGCGGTCAATCTCCGGTTCTTTCGCGGGTGCCGGTTTCTTCTTCAGTTCGCGCTCCAGCTCCGCGATGCGCTTCCGTAACGCCTGGGGGTCATCCTTCTGCGCGCGGATGATAACTTCCTCAAGGTCTGATTTCAGCGCGGCAACGTCAAGCTTCGTGAGGACTCGCGCCTTTTGCGTTGCGCCCACCTTCGGCGTGGCGGTTGAATCGAACGTTGTCTTTTTGGCGAAGTGCATTCGCTCGAAGATCCGCAACCAGGACGGGGACCACACAAACCCCTCGCCTTGGTGCAGGCCGGGCAGCTCTCCCACCAGGGCGCGGTCGCTGGCGCTGTGCTCCTCGACCCACCTTTGCAGCGCATCCCGCTCCTGGCGTCCGTTCACTTGCAGGACGAAGAGGCATTCGGTCTGGTTCAAGACCTCCTTATTGACCGATTGCGGTCTCTGCGTTATCAAAGTCGCGCCGATACCGTAATTGCGTCCCAGGCGAATGATCTGTTCAAATGCGCCCAACATCTCGGCCTCGCTAAATTTCTCATCCTTGCGTGTCGGACGCGGAAACTGCGGAGCAAAGAGCTGGGCTTCCTCGATGAAGATATGGACCGGAGAGGTCTGCTGTTTTTTCAGATGAAAGAACTCTTCGGCAAAATCCGCCGCGAAACGTTTGCGTTCGCCGGTGCGAAATTCTGAGATGTCGATGATCGCGGAGATGGGCTTCTCGACCAGTAGCCTTGCGATGCGCGCGCCGGCCTCGATCGAAATAGGGACATCGCCGCGCCTTCCTCCGATGATGAAAATCTCTTTACCTTTAGATTTTCCGTCCGCCTTGAGGCGAAGTCCCCACCACAGTCCAATCGGATCTAGGATGATGACTTGTGCGCCAGCATCGAGCATCTGTTCGGCAATCATGGTAGCGAGATAGGTTTTCCCCGCTCCCCGTCGGCCGATGGTGGCAAGGACCTGCGTTACGGCGTCGATGGGGAGCGTCAGAGAGTCTGATACCTTCAGGCCGGTCATGCGGTTGCTACCTGCGGGGTGGCAGACCAGGTGAACCAGTGCAGTGATAGGCGGACGGTGGAAAGTAGACCGAAATCAACGAACCCGCCTTCGCGGAGCTGAGACAAGCGTTCGCGGAAAGCGGAGGAATCAACACTCTGTTCAGCATGTTCCGCTAGCTGTTGCCGCGTAATCCATTCGTGGGAGCTGGAGAGAGCGAAGAGACTGGAAAGTAAATCCGCTTCGTATTTCCGGAAAAAAGTGGAGGCTCGCCGTACCAGCTCTGCAGCTTCCAGAGGAACAGGATCCGGCGCGATTGAGCCGCGCACATTCGCCGCCAGAGAGACGCATCCTGGGCCAGCTCTGAAGATCAAATGTTCTTTCGTAAGCCTTGCCAGTGCGTTCCGGTAAGGCGAGGTCTTTGGGTTTATGCGAGAGATGACAGCAAGCCAAGGGCGGGGAACTGTATCCACCCCAACAGCCGCGCAACTCGCCAGAGCCTTGAGGACGGATAACTCTATGTGATTCGTCGGAAGCGTGAACCCGTTGGGGCTGGGCGCGTTCCCACTTGCCAGAGCTGAGAGCATGTCGAGGTTTCCCTGAAAGAGCTTCGCGCATTCGTCCAGCTTTTTCTGAAGCACGTCACAGTTACGGATGATTCTTTGAATATCGTTTTTTCTTGGTGTCATTTTCTTCTTTCTCTTTACTGGGGTCGAAGGATGGAACTAGGTTGTCCCGGTTGGCGAACCATGAACACAGCGGCTTCTGCAGCTCCGCACGCTGTTACCACATGAGTGAAATAGGTAAGGTGGCCGCGTGCGCCGGCGTCTATGGATATCTGCAAGATGCGATGCAGCGCGTTCGAGCACTTCTCTAATTCGTCTGCAATTTCGCGCATACTCATTCCAGGGCGCAGCCGTATCAAAATCTCGTCATTCATACAGTTTTTCTCCTGTCCCTCGAAAGCATACTCCTAAAATCCTGAAAAATCCTAAATAATCCTGTATTTTTCCTAACAAAAGATTATGATGCGTAGACGGATGTGTGGGTGTGTAAACCTGCGCCATTACGAAAGGACGGGGATATAGGTGAAACAAACTGCTATTAAATTTGCGGACTCGACCTGGAATCCGATTCGAGGATGCCAGCACGCGGGGGACGATTGCCTGAATTGCTGGGCGGAGCGGATCGCCGGCCGCTATGCGAAGCGCGGGGAGACGTACTACACGATCGCCAAGATGGTAAACGACAAGCCGCGATGGACGGGGAAGGTGCAGATTGTCGAGGACAAGTTCTATGATCCGCTGCTTTGGCAAGATCAGGTGGCCGACAATTTCAGACCAGGCAGAGCAGCCAGAGTGATTAAGACTGTGCAGGTCGCCAGCATGTCTGACCTCTTTTACTCCAAGGTGACGGACGAGATCCGCGACCATGCTTTCGGCGTCATCGCTCAGTCGGGGACCATTACGTTTCAGGTGCAGACGAAGTACGCCGAAGAGATGCACGCCTATTTTACGCATCCGAAAGTCTGGGCGCGGATCGAGCGCGCAACGCGGAAAATTTATAAGGCGTACAACGGCAAGGCCTATCCATCTAAAGGGCATCTAAAGGGACCGCTTAGAAATACCTGGCTCGGTGTTTCGATCAGCGACCAAAAGACGGCGGACGAGCGTATCAGCATCTTGCAGAAAATCCCTGCGGCGATGCGCTACGTCCAGGCAGCTCCGCTGCTGGGTGACATCACGCTGAAGAAGTACCTGACGGGGCGGAAGCGTCTCGGCTGGGTGATTGCCGGCGGCGAGTCTGGAGAGGACGCCAGACCATGCCGGCCGGCGTGGATGCGCGCGCTGCGGGACGAATGCCAGGAATCTAAAACGCCGTTCTTTATGCACCAGTGGGGCGCATGGCTTCCCGTCAACACCGATCAGCTCAAAGAGCACTGCGGTCCGAACTCGGTTCTTTATGTCTGGCCTGATGGAGAGATGAGCGTAAACCTGGAAAAGAGTGATATTAGGACTATGCAGAGCTTCGGCACGCTGCTAGACGGAGTGGAATGGACGGAGGTTCCAAAAGTATGAACCACAAGTGTAAACACGCGCACACGCGGCTGTGTGACATCATGAATCTGCAACAGTACACAAGGGTGAAATTATGGATTTGAGCACCGACCTAAAAGAACGATTCGACGAGACGATGAAAGAATTTATTCGTCCGGAGATGCAGGAGATTCGCGCGATCCTCAAGCGGATCGAACTAAAACTTGATCTAAAAACTAAAACCGCTTTACTTAACCTGGACATGACCATCCTTGGAAGCAACGAACCGTTCAGCGTTCGCCTGGACACGGCGGAGGAAACTTCCAGGTGGGTCCAATGACCGTAACCCCAGGTATCTATTCGATAGTGAATAGAAACAATGGACGGCGCTATGTGGGCAGCGCCCTCAATGTTCGTGACCGGGTGTATGGGCATATTTGGCACCTGCGTAAAGGCTCGCATCGTAACAAAAAGCTTCAAAATGCCTGGCGCAAGCATGGAGAGGGAGCGTTTTCGATTGAAGTATTGGAGGCCGTTTCTGATCCGAAACAGCTCCTTGCGAGAGAGCAGCACTGGATCGACGCACATAGTTCATCGAAGGATGGCTACAACCTAAATCCAGTCGCCGGCAGCAACCTTGGGCGTGTCTGGACGCCGGAATTTCGCGCCAAGGTTTCTGCGGGAGTCAGAAGATATTACGCCGCCAATCCAGAAAATAGAGAGCGTATATCAAAAGCTACGCGCATTGGGATGAATTGTCCGGAAGTGCGTTCCAAATGTAGCGCAGCACTGTCGATTCGCTGGTCCGATGAGGCCTTACGTTCTGTGATGATGTCTTCAAGGCAGACTCCGGAAGCGATCAAAAGGAAGTCTGACGGTCTTCGTCGATATTGGAAAAGCGTACCTGAAGAGAAAAGAAAAGCGAAGATGGCAGATCTTACACATGCAAGCCTTGACAAGTATCGGACAATGCCGCCTGCAGAGCGGAAGACGCTAAAGCAGAAGCGCGCAGAGATTCTTAGAAAGGTGTGTGTATTGGGAAGCGCGAGGGAATATAGCGTTGTTTTCCCTGACGGAAAAACTGAAGAGATATTTAATCTGAAAAACTTTTGCAGGCTTCACTCAATTCCATATCCATCTGCGATGAATTGTCTGAATGGCCGGACAAAGCTAGCTAGAGGGTTCAAATTTGGAAAGGTGGGAAAGTGTTAATTGCTGTTTCTTCGATGAAAGGAGGGGTCGGGAAAACTACTACAGCTATTCATTTAGCTGCGTATTTTTCTCGGTTCGCCCCTACGCTCCTGATCGACGGGGACGCGATCCGCGCAGCAACGAAGTGGAGCAAGAGAGGAGATGAGAAGGGCCTGCCGTTCAAGGTAGTGGACGAAAGACAAACTGCAAAGTACGCCGCGATGTACGCACGCGGTCACATCATCATCGACACGGAAGCGAATCCTTCCCAGGTCGACTTCGCCCAGGTAGCGGACGGATGCGATTTGCTGGTCATTCCGGCCGTTCCTGAAACCACAGCCACCGATGGACTGACCTACACCCTCTCCAAGCTGCAGCAGATCGGCAACGACCGCTACAGGGTATTGCTGACAAAGGTTCCCCCCAAGCCGCGTACAGACGGGGACCAGCTTCGTGCGACTCTGGTAAAGAACCGCATACCAGTGTTTACTGCGGAAGTCCCCCAGCTAGTTGCTTTCGACAGAGCCTCTGAGAATGGAGTACCAGTCTATGACGTTAAAAACGAAAATGCCGCGCGCGCGTGGGAAAGCTACGAACAAGCGGGAAGGGAAATATATAAAAATGGCAAACCCAGGAAGAAGTAAATTCGCCGCACTCACCAGCTTTAAGGATGGATCGTCTGTAGAGAAAGGACGAGCGACACGCAGGGACGCGAAGCGGAGTCATCCGGATTGGATGCAGACTTCGCTCTACCTCCGCAGGGAAACACGTAAGCAAGCCAAGCGGATTCTGTTTGATCGAGACGACTTAGATTTCGGGGAGCTGATGGAATCTCTCCTATCGGATTGGGTCAAAAAGCAGAAAGGCAAGCCATGAACAATGCCCAATTCATTTCGCTCCTGGCGGTGGGCGTGACCGTGGCTATCTACTTTAACGTCCGCATCGACCGAACCAACGACAAGATAGACACTCTACGCTTAGATGTGCTTGAACGGCGCATCTATGCTCTGGAAACTAAAAACTAAAAAACGTTTTAGATTTGAAAAAACAGAGAGCGCAGCCGTTAAACTGGTTGCGCTTTTTTATTTGATGAGGGGAAGCGTAAATGTTTGAGCCTGGCTACTGGATGAACGAAACCTCTGGAGTCTTGCGCGCGCCCATCATGGCGTACTTGCAAAAGGAAAAGCTGACTCCGGATCAAATCCAACTCATCAAGGCGTATATCTGCCAGTGGATCTATGCGGACGTGTGGCTTAGTCCGAAACTCGGAAGGCTGCGAAAGATGGCGTCTGCAATAGACTCGGAAGAGGCGATCGACAATTGGCTCACAGAGGCGTTGTGTGAGGGGATTGATCCGCTATGAATGAAAGGGGAACCGAATGGCGTTAGGACCAGGTATATACGATGCGCTGTGTACCTATGTACGCGAACAATCCCAGGCAGAGGGCGCGATTGTGATTGTTCTAGGGGGAGAACTTGGAAGCGGGTTCTCAGTGCAGATCGCGGAAGAAGCTGCAGCCCTTAATCTCCCGAAACTGTTGCGGGAGATGGCCGCCGAGATAGAGACATCCTTCCGGCCGAACTGATGGCCTGGAGGCATCGTGCAAGCGTTAGGAGACACCCCAGGACGGCCTGCGCCATGCGGATAGTAATCAACGCTGGATTCATCTTCCGGCGATTCCTAGAAGGCAAAGAGAGAGAAAAACGATGACAGACGAACAGCGAGTTTCGATAACGCATCACGCTTGCGGGAAGACGAGCTACAACAAGCAGGACATTGCAAAGAAGTATTGCGGTCGCTGCCATATCTTCATGGCTGAAGGTACGTACACAATCAATGAGCCAGTGCCAGAGGAAATGCCTACTGGTCAGGGATTCTGGGTGAATGGAATTGTCGCAGTTCGAGACGGGATACCATACATCCAACTCAGCAACGAAAAGGGAATGATCGCGCAGCTCACCGTGAGCCAAGCACGCCAAGTTGCAAACGACATAGTAATCATGTGCTCACGCAGCGAAGCGGATGCGATGATATTCAAATTCTTCAACAAGTTTGAATTGCCAGAGCAAGCAGCCGGGCATTTGATGCAAGAGTTTAGGGATTTCCGGTTTGAGCTGGATGAAGATAAGCCAGAGCGGACCGAAAGCTAAAATCTAAAACTAAAAAATACTAAAACACGCCTCGGATAAATCA